ACTTAAAGCTGGAGAAATAACAAATGATTATTCCAAAAAATGAAGCTGAAAGAGAAAATTTTTATTGGGATTTAATCAATAAGTGCATGGTCAGCCGGTCAGATCGCATGGGATCGTATGCAACGCTACGCTCATATTTTTTATTTGGCGCTGGACCAGACAAAAACCCCGCAACATTTAACAAAATTTTTCCGCACATTGACCAGCTAACTAGCTTTATGTTTGCCAGCGACACGGCAAAATTTAGTATTGAACTTGGCGCGGGTGTAGACAAAACAGAATACGACAAAACCCCGCCAATGATTGAGCGGCTAAACAATAAATGGCATGACAGCAATGGGGATATTACTTTTGGACAAGCAGTTACATGGTCGCTTGTATTTAATACTTGCCTAATTAAACTTGTGCAACGCGGTAAAGATACTTACCCGTTTATTGTTGACCCCTCAAGTTTTGGCGTATTGCGCGAAGATATAACGCAATTAGATCGGCAAGAAGCGTTTGTTCACACATACTACACAACAAAAAGCCAGCTAACTAGAGATTTAACTTCACATCCAAACAAAAACGAGATTTTGCGGAGAGTATCAGAAACCACAGTACAAGATAACAGTATGCCTTCTGGAATTCAAAGAATTATCTTATCAAATTTCACCCCAACAATGCGCGGGAATGCCAGCTTCCCAATGCAAAGCCAAAACACTTATAGACCTAAAACTGCCGAAGAAGTGGTGGAAATGTATGAGTTGTGGGTATGGAATGATGATATTAGCGACTATCAATTGGTAACAATGGCAGATGGTGGGGTTTGTGTTTTTGACCGAGCTAATACATTTTTGCGCGGAGAACATCCATTTATTCAGATTTGCCCGAATCCTGCTTATGATTATTTTTGGGGATATTCCGAAGTTGAAAAACTTTGTGCGCTGCAAGATTTACGGGAACACAGGCTAACACAGATTCGTGATTTGCTGGACAGGCAAGCAAACCCGCCAACCGCTTTAACTGGATGGATTGGCAATGCCGATGAAAACAATTTTGCATTAAGCAGAGTTGGCGGTGTTTTGTCTACGCAAGAAGTGACCGGAAAAGTAGAACAATTCAGGCCACAAATACCGCAAGACACATTTGCTGAAATACGAGAGATTGACACAATGTTTTCTGAAATGTCAGCTATTACAAGCGTATTGGCAGGGCGCGGAGAAAAGAACGTGCGATCAGGGGGACACGCATCAGACTTAGCAAGATTAGGTTCAAGCAGACCCAAAAAACGTGCATTGATTATTGAAGATGCGCTAGAAGCAATGGCGACAAAATATCTTAAGCTAGATCAACAACACGATGCAACACCATTAAAAACCGAAAAAGGTCAAAGCTTTATATCACATCAGCTTACAGAAAATTTTATGGTTAAAGTGGACGCGCACAGTTCTAGCCCGGTATTTATGGAAGATGTAAAGTCAACCGCAATTGAATTGTTCAAAGCCAAAGCATTAACAAGAGAACGCTTGATTGAAATGTTGCATCCACCAATGATGCAGCAAATTCTTGAAGATTTGAAAATAATTGAAAAGAAAGAAGCGGAAGCAGCAAAAGCTCAAGCGGAAGCGCAAGCGAAACAAGGTTGACAAATTAAAATTGTCAGAGTAAGTTAGTGCTAACTAACTTTAGTTAGGCAGGGGAAGGTTAGCGCGGCCCCTTTGAAAGTGCCGTAGCCGCATCAATGGACAAGGAAAACTGCCATGCGTAAAGCTCGTAAAGCCGGTCGTAAGACCCGTCGGTAATCCGATAATAACCTTCCCATTCACCCTAACTATGAAAGGACGCTATCATGGCTCGTAAAGCTCGCAAAGCCGGTCGTAAAGGCCGCAAGTAATTCATAGGCTAGGGTAAAACCTAGCTTTTTTTATTGATTAAAGGTAAAAAACATGAAAGATTCTTACGGCAATTCATCGGTTAACACCGAAGGGCTAAAGCCAACATTTTCAGCGGTTTTGTCAAATTTTACATCGTTGGCAGCTAACGCCACAGATTTTTTCATAGTGTCAAACCCTGTTGGTAGCAACCGTCTTTATAAAATAAATTATGTTTCTATTCGTGGAACAGCAACAACAGCCACATCTATTGACTTTTATTTTATTAAAAGAACAACCGCAAACACTGGTGGCACAACTACCACTACCGGCGTGACATTAGCGGCACATGATACAAATGATAGCTCTCCAACCGCAACCGTAGTCGCATATACGGCGAACCCCACAACGGGAACCGGTGCAATTATTCGCGCACAACATTCATTTGCAGGTTCAACCGCAGCACAATTGGTAACACTGGAATATACATTTGGCAATAGACCAGCAAAATGTATAACACTAAAACCTGGCGAATCTTTTGCTTTAAATTTTAATGGTCAAGCTATCCCTGCTGGATTGGCTTTATTTGCTGAAATTGAATTTACAGAAGAAATTTTAAGCTTTACTTAATTTTTTCTTGACACTTAAAAACCCTTGGTGTATTTATCTCAAAGTAAGCACTTACTAACTAGGAAAAAAAATGCCAACACCAGCCTCACCTAACAGAATTGGAAACCAGCAATTTGTTGCTTTAGGAAATGTTGACATTGGTTTAACCGCAAAATCAGGCGGCGGTCAAACAGGTGCGTTGGCGCTTTTGTCACAATTAAACATTGTTTCAACAGTGGCAGCAGGTAATGATTCTGTCGCTTTGCCTAAAATTAGTGCAAACCCTGTTGCGCTTGGGGGGTTGTTTCAGATGATCGTTGTACGTAACTCCGGTGCAAACTCAATGCAAGTATTTGGCGCAAGCCCTGACACAATTAACGATGTTGCTACTGCAACAGGTGTAGCGGTTGGTTCTGGTAAAACAGCAATGTTTTTTGCAACTGCATTTGATCCCACGACTAACGTGGGCAAATGGTACATGCTTTTGAGCGCATAATGAGTGTACCTAAAGAGTTAATGGATTTAATTGCGGGTGGCGGCTCTCAAAAAGGCGCTCCCGGATTTAAGCCGCAACCATCTCCTGCATCTTCGCCTGTATCTGCTCCTATGACTTCACCGCAGCCTAAAGAGGGCGATATGCAAGCGGCGGAAGTAAACATTACGATGGCAATGGATTTGTTAGAGCAATCTTTACCGGCTTTTGGCTCTACCTCAGAAGAAGGCTCTGCCATTTTGAATTCGCTTAAAACATTAAGCAATAAATTTGGTAAAAATCGCCAAAAAGCAGATAGCCTAGTACCTGTTGAAATTCAACAATTATTGGCTTCATTGCCGCAAGCAGGTGGAGCGACACCAGTTCAAAAGGCGCTACAAGGCGCACCACAGCAACAGCCGATGGGCGCACCGCCTGCCGGTTTACCTATGTAAAGGAAAGAAAATGCCTTCTAAATATCTTGAACCATCGCAAAAAGGTATGCGCGGCCCATTGGATTTAAATAAAGAAAATGGCCTAATTGTAAACCCGCCACGGATGAATCAAATGGGCGGTTTGGACAAAGTTAAAGAAGCAAAAGGCCCATTTAAAAATGCTTTTGTTATTAAAAAGCCTAGTGGTAGTCGTTAATCATTGTTAAAAAGGGGATGACATGAGCTTAGAAAACTACACAGCACAAGAAATTGCAGATTTAGCGGCGCTTGCGGATCAACTTGCAAGCAATCCGGCAACTCGTAAAGAAATGCTGCGCTTGACAAAAAAAATCTCGCCTAACACGCCAATTCCTGAAATTGATGTAGAGCATCAGATTTCGTCATTTGCCAAGCCTTATGTTGAAAAAATTAACGGCCTTGAAAGCCAATTGTCTGAAATGCGGTTGAAGGATAGCATTCTTTCAAAGCAATCAGAATTAAAGAAAAAAGGATTTTCTGATGAGGAAATTAGCGAAGTTCAAAAATTGATGGTAGAAAAACAAATACCTAATTATGAAACTGCCGCTGATTTTTTTCGGATGCAAAAACAAACCGCAACGCCTACCCCCAGCACAATGACCCCAATTAGTTTGCCTGCTAATGCCATGAGCGCAGGTAAATTGGGTTTGAATCGGTGGGCGCAAGGGGAAGCGTTTAGCGCAATAAATGATTTACGTCAGGGGAAAGTGGCGGCTGCATAACGGCTGCTTTATTATTTTAAGGAGAAAAAGCAATGCCCGTTTTAGGCTCAGGGATTATCCCGTCAGGTAACATTGCACAAGAGCTAACTTATGTTACTCGACGTGCATTTATTCCAAAAATGGTTGTACAACTGTACAACTCTACACCTTTGCTTGCTGCGCTGATTGGTAACAATCAAACCGCTTATGGTGGTGTAAGTTCTGTTTCTGTGCCGGTTCAGGGTACGCAGTTTGTAAATGGTCAATGGTCTGATTATTCAGGTTCATTTAACCAGCCAGCAGCGCAACAAGGCTCTTACCTGTCAGAACATAACCTAAAATTGATGGTTGTTCCTGTTCCATTTTTGGGAATGGAAGGCATTGTTCAGTTAGATCATGCAATTGTTCCTTTAATTGAAGCTCGCATGAACGATGCAACAAATGTTGCAATGGATTTGATGAGTGCGGCTCTTTACACAAACACCAGCAACCAACAGCAATTTATTGGATTGCCCGGTGCAATTGATGACGGTACAAACCTTTCAACATACGGCAACATTAACCGTACACAGAACCCTTGGTGGAAGTCAAAAGTATATAACGCTGCAAACGAAAGACCAACGCGCCAAAACATTTTGCAGTACATTAGCGGAACCGTTAAAAACGGCGCGGAAGTTCCTACTTTTGGCGTATGTGGTTTTGGTACATGGACTTTGTTAGCGCAAGATTTTGTCGGCCAAGAATCATACATGATTACGCCTGATGCCAATTTTACAGGTGATCCTAATGGCCCAGGCGCAGGATTCCGCGCATTGATGGTTGCCGGTGTGCCAATTTTTGCTGATCAATATTGCCCTGAAGGTACTATGTATCTGCTAAACAGCAATTATGCCAACTTGTATATGCACGAACAAGCTTCTTTCTCGTTTACAGGGTTTGAAAGCACGCTTTCTAATTGGCAGCTTGGTTTTGTTGGTGCGTTAATTAACGTCGCTGAATTAGTTGTTACCAAACCAAAAGCAATGACCCGTATCAACAATTTGGGCTTTTTGACGCTATAAGGAATTTAAAATGGGCTTACAACAAATTGCATTTCCCAATCAGGCACCGTCGGCGCGTAATGCTATTTTCCAGCAAAACGCTGGACAGCAGATTATTAACCAAACTTTTGGCGGTTCTTATCAAATATCGCTTGCTCCTGGACAAACATTTTTAATTCCGGCGGGACAATGGTTAACCCAATGCGGCGCTTATTCAGATTTCCAATATTTTGACAGTCAAAGCCAGATTTGGCGAAACTTAACAGCAATGGATATCCCTCCTGCGGTTATTTCTAGTGATGGTTCAAATTATCGCCTAGCCAACTTGTCTGGTTGCCCTGTTGGTGCGGTTGTAACTAACGCAGGTACAGCCGGTTCTTTGCCTGTTTCAATGTTTACGTCAACTGGTCAATGGACTGGCGGTTACTTTACTACACAAACAACGCCTTCCGTTACTTGTACCGCAAGTGCTGGCGGTTCCACATGGAACACCTTTATCGGTGGCGCAATTTCAACATCGGTAACAATTACTACTGCTGGCTCTGGTTACACTGTTGCTCCTAAATTGATTATTGTCCCTCCGGCTAACCAAGGAAACCAGCCGTTTATCCCTGCATCTGCGGTATGTACCATTTCTGGCGGTGCAATTAACGCGGTTACTGTTTTGAACCAAGGCGCGGGTTATGTTGCTGCTCCTACAATTTTGGTTCTTAACCAACCGGGCGACACAACCGGCTCAAGTGGCGTATTAACACCTGCTTTAACTGGCGCAGGCCAAGTAACTGCGGTAGTTCAAGCAACACCTGGAACGGTTCAAACTTCTGTGCCAACGCTGACAATTGGTGGCGCATCTGCTCCTGCTTCTGCGGCTGCTACTGCGTTGATGAATTTCTCAGTAACCAATGCGGGTACTGGTACTGTAACTGCGGGTTCTGTTTACACTAACGGATATACTTTAGTGGCAACTGGTGGTATTTCAACTGCAACGCCAATTTATACTAATCCGGCGATTGAAAAAGCGATTACTACTCCGGCGCAACCTTACATTTGGTCTGCTTCAACCTCGGTACAAAACTTGAACAGTGCAAACACGATTTTTTCTTTTAACGGTTTAGGTTTTCAAGTAGTTCCATTGGCGCTTACTGCGGTTGGTTTATATACCACCGTAGGTTACATTACTGCGCCTACCGTTGGTGGCGTGAATGATGTTTGCCAACTTTACCCAATTTAATTGAGGACACAATGTCAGTATTTGTAAAGAATGGATCAGGGGCAGACTTTACGGACAGGTTTAATGGGGAAGACTGGTTTATACCAAATGGGGGAATTGTAGAACTTTCTCTCGATGCCGCATCCCATTTATTTGGTTATGGCATTGCAAACAAGATGGATTTGTTTGCGCGTCTTGGCTGGATTAAAACCAATGCTGATTTTGAATCTGCTCAAGAAAAATTGAGTAAATTTAGTTTTTTTACTAGCTATGAAGATGCTAGTAATTCCGGCGAGGTAGCTTCGGGGGATGCTTCGTCTGAAAATCCGGCCCCTGTATCTGCGGCTGCTCCTGAACCGTTGGCTCCGGCTGATGGGGAAGGGCAGCAGGCAGATTATGCTTATAAGCGTCAACCCAAAAAACCAAAGCCCAATTTGCTTGCAAAGCTAGGTTCAATTGAACAAGAATGATGAATGGCAAACTTATCATCCTATCTTCAAGAATGCCGAAGGCTTTTGCACGATCCTAACGGTAATTTTTGGACAGATACAGAGCTTACTGATTACATCAATGACGCAAGAAACCGCGTTGCCATTGATAGTAAATGCTTGCGCTCTTTGCAAACGGTAAACCTTACGCAAGGTCAAGAGCTTTACCAAATTTCAACAGTAATACCAGCTTTAGGCACTCGCGCCATTGACGTAATGAATATTACGGTTATATGGGGGCAAATGCGTATTCCTTTGAGTTATAAACCGTGGACTGAATTTAATGCCACGATGCGTATTTGGGTTACTAATCAACAAAGACCGGAAACTTGGTCAAGATATGGCACAAGCACTGGTTCGGTCTATGTTGGCCCTGTGCCAGATCAAACTTATTCATCGGAATGGGATGTTTTTTATTTACCCGCAACTCTTATTGACAGTTCAACAGTGGAAGAATTGCAATATCCGTTTACTTCTCCTGTTGCTTTTTTTGCCGCTTACAAAGCAAAATATAAAGAACAAAGTTATGGCGAGGCCGAGATATTTCAAAGCCAGTACGAAAAGAAAATAAGGGAAGCCTGCCAGCAAGTGTTTACGAGGTACTTGCCAAATGTCTATACCTAGCGCCCCAGGTCAACGCCAAAAAAAGAATAAAGTATTCCGAGAATTTGGCGGTATCAACACGCAAGCAGCAAGGCAGTCAATAGATGACAATGATTTTTATTGGATAGAAAATGTTCATCCAATAGGGTACGGTAATGCTAAAGTAGTACCGCAAAGATCGTTTTTAACAACATTGCCTTCCCAAGCTTACTATTTTAGCAATTACAACATTAACAACACGCCTTATTTAGTTGCGGCATGTGCTGATGGTGTGGTGCGTCAAATTAACGCTAACACGGGAGCAATTACAACAATTGGAAGCGGATTTAGCACAACCGGAGTACAAACGGCACAATGGGCTAATCAATATCTGCTAATTGTTGACACAACTGGCTATTATTCTTGGGATGGCACAACCTTGGTTAGTCGCGGCGGCGTAACTGGCGCACCGCCTAACGGAACAAGTATAGCCACGTTTTCAGGCAGAGTATGGATTAGTTCAGGTAGAACTTTAAACTATTCTGCACCTGCCTCTGTTTCTGATTTTCAGGTGGGAAGTGCGGGTGGATCAACAACTTTAACTGACGAAACATTGGTTTCAAACATCAATGGTTTAATTTCTGCTAATAACTTTTTGTATGTGTTTGGTGATGACAGCATCAACATTATTGGGGATGTGCGAATAGCATCTGGAACAACTACCACAACATTTTCAAACGTCAATATATCATCTTCTGTCGGTTCCACTTTTCCGCTATCAGTAGAATCTTTCTATCGTTCAATTTGGTTTGCGAATACTTCTGGCGTTTATTCTGTATATGGTGCAACGCCAAAAAAAGCATCGGACAAATTAGATGGGATATTTCAACTAATTGATTTTACAAAACCAATTACAGCCGGAACGGTTTATTTAAATAACATTTACTGTTATGCAGTTTGCTTTACTTACAATGATCCAACGCTAGGGGCGAGGAATCTTATTGCAATGACTGCTCGTGATAAATGGTTTCTTGTCGCGCCTATTGCTTATTCAACGTATAGCAATCAAATTAAATTTATTACAACAGCAGTCATTGCGGGTAAACAAAACTTGTATGGAACAGATGGAACAAACATATTTAATATGTTTTCCAACACCACGGCAAACATGACATGGCAAATAAAAACTAAACTTTATGACGATGGAAGCCCATTGATTGATAAGCAAGTGCTAAAAATTGGTGTGGAAGGTATATTGCCAGCGTCAACACAAACTGTATTGAATGTGACAATTGACAGCGAATCATCGAGCAATAGTTATTCGCTTGGCAACCAATTATCTTTGACTTTTTACAATAATTTTGGTACTCCATTGTATTTTACAAACAATTTTGGAACGCCATTAGGATGGGCGGCAACAGGGCCGGGATGGTTTAAACAAGATGTTTCAAACATTGGAAAGTATTTTGGATCAACAATTACATCAACTACACCGCAATTTATTGTTGGAAACATTGCTTGGCAATACGAAACAGGCGCTATTTGGTAAAGGTACACAATGAGCAATACTGCATTTAATACCGCAAACATATTTCAAAACAGAACAACAAATTCGCCGTTTTCTGATTTGGATACCAACTTTTCAAATATCGCAAGCTATTTGAACAGCACAAATAACTATGAAAACTATTTCACGGATTCTGGCTCTGTAAATGCTTATGTTGTTTCTATTGCTTCGCCAATTACATTTACATTGGCTGCGGGAGCAATGGTATCCGTTAAAATTAACAACACCAATACGGGCGCATCAACTCTAAATGTTGGCGGTACTGGCGCTAAATCTATTATTTACCCAAGCGGGACAGCTATATCTGCAAACGCATTGCCAGCCGGGGCGGTTTGTAAATTTATTTACGATGGTTCTGCATATCAATTACAAACCATTTCATCGTTAAGCGCAGTAGCGGCGCAAAACGTATCAGTGCGCCAAACCGTTTTATATGGCGCTCAAACATCAGCAGGCGCAGCCAATATGCTGTCGGCGGGGACAGGTTTAGCGTTAAACCTTTCCGCTACATTAAAGCCGATGGTAATTGCATTTGCGGGTGGCGTAAGCGATAACGTATCTACGTTAAACGCAGATGTTACTAGCGTTGTGTCCGGTTTGGCGGCAAGCAATACAAGCTACATCACAACGGATTACGTATCAGGAACATCCGTAACGTGGGGCAAAACGCTCGCGCCGCCACAATACGGGCTTTCTTACAACCAAGTCGCACAATCCGCTCTTAGCTTGAACAACAAGAGCACTGATGATTTCGGAAACAGCTGGACAAACACATCCGTTACGTTTTCAAATACCACGCCAAAATTTGCAGGTAGTTATTACGGGGTGTTTAACGGCACCACTAGCCGAATTACATCGAGTGCATTTACTACGCTAGGAAACGGTAGTTGGACACTACGTTGTGCTTTTAATTCATCAAACGTAACTGTTAACCAAGTTATATTTAATGCTGGCGATGCAAGCAACGAGGGGGTTTATATTGGCGTATCTGCAAGTAAGCTAATTTTGTATTTATCATCCACAGGATCAACTTGGGATATTGCAAACGCGCTTGCGGGTAACACGACGCTTACAAATAACACTTGGTATGATTTAGAAATAACTTATGACGCTGTTGCCGGAAAGTATTACACATACTTAAACGGAACGGCAGAATCAAATTTTACAATTACGTCAACATTAAGAATTTGTGTGATTACTGGAATTACTGTTGGCGCTTCACAAACAAGCGCTAGTTTTTTTTCAGGAAGTATCCAAGGCTTTGAATTTTTACCATACTGCTTGCATTCTAACGGCACAGCGTTTACACCACAAACCGCGCTATCTGATGTAACTGTTGCGGGTTACGCATCAAACTATTTCAGCGTGCCTGACATGGTGATGTATTCAGTAACAGGCGCATCTGCGTTAGCGGGTACAAACCCAACTTTTACCGCCATTAACCGTGTATATCCAGCGGAGTGCGTTACTGGTGCAGCTTCCGTATCAAGCGTTACTAACTATCAGCTAAGGGTGCAAAGGGATTATTTATCCAGCGGGTTAGGGTACGCACAGACTTGGCAAAGCGTTACTCGCGTTGCTGGAACGACTTATTACAATACAACAGCTAAACCGATAGTGGTTTCTTTTACTATATCTACCACAAGCGGAATAAACCAAGGTTCTGTTTTAGTAAATTCAAACACTGTTTATAGTTGGAATAATGGATCAACAAGTTTTTATTCTTTAGTACAAATTATTATTCCGCCCGGCAACAGCTATATTTACAACAACACAAACAACTCACCTTTTCTTGGATGGGTAGAGCTTCGTTAAGGATAAACCATGTACTACAAGGCACCAGATAACACCATCCATCATCTTGACGAAGACAGTTTTGCTTATTTGCTTCCTGCCGGTTCTATCCCCATTACAGATGAGGAAGCAGAACAATTAAGAAAGCCAAACATTGAACAAGCAAAAGCGCAAATGTGGCAAAAGATTAAAACGGAACGAGATTTCCGCACAGATCAGGGTGGATATCAAGTAAATGGAAAATGGTTTCATTCTGACCAAAAAAGCCGAAGTCAACAATTGGGATTAGTTTTAATGGGCGCAAAGATTCCGCTAAATTTGCAATGGAAAACAATGGATGGTTCATTTGTAACGATGACAGCTACACTAGCACAACAAATTTTTGCGGCTGCGGCTGCAATCGACCAAGCTGCCTTTGCAAACGCCGAGGCGCATAAAATTGCAATGGAAGCAAGCAAAAACCCATTGCAATATGATTATTCAAGCGGGTGGCCTGCTATTTACGGTAAATGATGAACATTGAGCCGTTTTCATCTTTAGATATTAACGATGAAGATGCTTGGGCATCGTTCAGGCTTGCTCATGGATTAGCGCATCAAACCATTTATTTAGAAATAGGTAGGCTTAATGGTGGGGGGGATAAAAAATTCCCCTTGATTGATTTCCAAAAGTTTGATAAAGACTGGTTAGAGAACCACAACATTGAGCATATTAGCATTTCCAATGCGTTAAACATTGTCGGAACGCCTGATATTTCTACGGTAAATTTTGAAAATCAGGATGAAGTAGATAACTGGATGTTGACACACAATTCTTTACACAAGCAAATAGATCAATTGTTAAACATAACATAACAGGGGCGTTATGCTTAAAAATGAAAGATACGAGTTCCACGATTTGCTAAATGTCAATCCTGGAATTGTTTTAGAGCTTGCAAAAGCAATGCACGAGGAAAGCGATTTTAGCGACGAACCATTGGAAATGAGCTATTTGTACAGATTGTTTAATCATCAAGATGTATTCGCAAAAGCAATTTACGATAAAAAGTCAGAAAAGTACGTAGGCGGTTTAATTGGAAGTGTCAGCAAAGCTTTTTTTGGGCCAGTAATAAGAGCAAGCGATTTTGTGTTTTTTATTAAGCAGGAAAGCAGAGGAAGCGCAGCGGCTGCGTTTTTGTTGAAAGAATTTGAAGATTGGGCAATAAAAAAAGGCGCAAAAAAAATTTACATGGGCAGCACTACGGGAATAAATGTTGAAGCCTATTGCAAATTTTTGTTTAAATTTGGATATAAAGATATTGGATTTATAGCAAAGAAAGAGGTTTGATATGTGCGGTGGCGGCGGCGATTTATTTAATAAAGCAGGGAAAACATTTGGTGATGTTTTTAAACCTGTAATTAGTAAACAGGGAAAAAACATTGGTAATGTTTTAAATAAAGCCATAAGCGAATCATCAAATTTGGTAGAAAAAGGATTTAATACTGTTGAGCCTGTTGCGAATACAGCAGCAAACATTGGTTGTCTTATTCTACTCCCATTTTATCTTTTGGTCGCAGTAAGCGTGGTATGCCTATATCATGTTTCCTTAATTATATTGAAGATACAGCGGAGGGT